TTTCAACAAATCGCGAAATAAATTCATTTATATTAAAGAGATGAAAGAAGTGGCATCTGTTCCTACTCGATGTATTACAGTAGATAATGAGGATCAAATGTATTTGATTGGAAAAACATTTATTCCTACACATAACACAACCCTTATGACAGTAGTATGTTTATGGTACACATTATTTTTCAAAACATATAGTGTTGCTATTCTTGCTAATAAAGAAGCACAAGCAAAAGAAATTCTTGAACGTATTAAAAATGCATATGAAGAAATTCCTGAATGGTTAAAATCTGGTGTTACTGATTTCACAAAAGAACATATTAAGTTTACTAATAAATCACAAATATTTGTATCCACAACATCAGTTGATGCTATTCGGGGAAAATCTGTCAATCTTTTGTTTCTTGATGAGTTTGCTCACGTTCGCGATGAAATTGCTGATGATTTCTTTAAAGCTATCATGCCTACTATTTCAAGTTCAAAAACATCTAAATTGGTTATTGTTTCAACACCAAAAGGAATCACTAATAGATTTTATACATTGTTTTCCAGTGCTGAATTAAATGAACGGAAAAGATTGATGCCCACTTTTGATGCGGAAACCGGTGAAGAAATAGTGAAATCAGTCGGTGATTATGATGCTAAAGGATGGGCATATTTCAGAATTTATTGGTGGCAATTACCGGGTCGTGATGAAGCATGGAAACAAGAACAATTGATGCTTATTAATCATGACATGGAATTGTGGAAACAGGAATATGACATCGAATTTTTAAAATATGGTGCATCTGCCATCAATGGTGATGTTATCGAAAAACTTAAAAAGATGTGCTGCAAGCCTAAAATCGAACTTTTCGAAGGCGATTACAAAATTTGGCACGAACCAATCGAAGGTAATATATATGTATTTGGTATTGATACTGCACAAGGTGTTGCACAAGACTTTTCCGTTTGTCAAATATTAGACATAACTGATCTAAAAGATATCAAAATGGTTGCACGTTATGCAAGTAATAGACTTTCTCCTACAGTCTTTGCTGAACGTATCTTTAATATAGTGACCTCATGGGGCAGACCTTTTCTTTGTGTGGAATCCAATAAAGAAGGTATGGAATTTCTCAATGCCATAATGGAAGTTCATAAATACGACAATATTATTTTCTATAATATGGACAATGATAAGCGTGGTTACTACCAAAAACCGGGTATTTTCTGTCATCAAAACTCAAAATATACGGGTATTACAAATATGAAGCATTGGGTGGAAACAATGGATGCGGTATCTATATATGACATGGAAACAATCAAAGAGTTTGAAACCTTTATTCGTAAAGAAAACAAAACATGGGCAGCACAAAAAGGATGTCGTGATGATAAGGTGATGGCACTCGTTTGGGCATTGATTATTCTTGAACCCAAAATAGTATCAAGATATTTTGATGTTATTGACTACGATGATCTTGGAATGCCCGAAAGAATACGTGATCCAAATCATGCACTTGCTATTCAAGCATTCAGAAGTGGAAACAGAGGCAGAAATGTGAATAGTAGTGCGGCATCTGATCCTGCTGCGATTTTATTTGATATACAAATGACTCCAAATTTACGTTTTGCACAAGTTGATCAAGAATATGATGGTTTGATTGCTGGTGGCTGGAAAATTTTATAAATATATTAAATGGCTAACGAAATTCCAGTTGCACCCGATTTATCCTGTCCTATTCCAGAAGTGAATATTCCCGGCTATTATGATGGCAATCAATCACATACTAATATATCCCGTAAAGATAAATTTCGGCTTGTGGTCAATATTCCCAAAGCACTTAGACCATTATTACAGAAAGAAAACAGATCATGTCATGGTGGAAATCTTGATAAATTAACTATAAACATTTGGGGAAACGTCTTACCCGAAATAGCAGTTCCCAAAATTGATAAACCAATGGGTTCCCAAACATTGAAATTTTCATCATATTCCCGTTCTCCATATCCAACTATTATTGTGAATTTTACCGTAGATAATAAATTCGACAACTACTACATCCTCTATAAGTGGTTGGATTACATGTCCGATGAAGAAACTGGTGAATTTGATGCAAAACAATTAGGTGGAAATGGCTTAATTCCTTGTTATGCAGAAGTATTCACCTTGCAAGTGTTGGACGAATATGAGAATGCTGTTGCTGAATTTGACTATGTTGGTGCTTTTCCAACTGCATTGGGAAATATTAATTATAGCTATCGTGATGCGGGAGAAATCGAATGTTCTTTCAGCTTTGATTTTTCACAATTAAAAATGAAATTGAAATAAATTATTTCTTATTTTGTGCGAGTAGTTGCCGCCAAGTTATTTTTGGTGTAACTGGTGTTTCGACCTTTGTTTTAGCAAGAGGTTTATTTTTTACTGGTTTAACTTCTGGTGTCTTTTCCATACGTGTTATTTATACAGATACAAGATGAATTTATATGGATTTTTATAAATAGATAATATGGCTCAAGCAAATTTAAATCTTCAACACGAAAGTCCTTTTGTTAGCATAAACATCCGCAATGAATCAAGAATCGCGGACAATGCAATCGGAACAAACATATTCTTAACGGGTTTCACTCCCCAAGGTCCAACAGACGAACCAACAAATGTGTCTTCATTGGGAGAATTTGAAGAAATATTTGGTCTTCCTGCAACTCCCGCTGAACGTTATGCATATAACGCTGCCAAACAAATCTTGGAAACAAGTCCCGGCAGATTGTTATTTACAAGAACACCATATGGTTCAGGAGCAGGTATTGGTTATTCTGATAATGTGAACGCTCTTATCTTCCCTGTTATTGCCGTTTCAGCAATTGAAATCACACCATGTGAATATTACCGCAATGTTGATGAAGCAACATGCCGTGTCGAATTCCCTTGGCTTTACACTAATTTTGTTAATACTTCCATTTGTTATGGTTCTGACAACTTAACATGCCCATTGAATTCTAATGATGAAGATGCAGGCTATTTGTATGTGCATGATCATCCATTTGCATATAATTCCATCATGACCGGTTTCAAATTTGTTGTCGATGCTGATTCTTCCGCAGAAAACCTTAAATTGTTTCAATTGCGTCCATCCGTTTCTGGTTACACAACTACATATTCCGTTGTAACATCCATATCACTTTCAAGTGTTTATGCAAATATTGATGAAGATCAATCACATTTGACTGATGATGCAAAACGTCTATTGGTGAACTTCGAAAACACTACTTTCGCACGTCCATACACTGTAACAAGTGGATTATTGAGTGGTCAAACTCTTAGTGGTCTTTATGTGTCTGCTGGCGATGTATTCGGAACTTTCTCACAATCTGGTGCTCCAGTTCTTAAATATTTCAATGCAAGTGCAGATGTTGCAAATACATACAAAACTTCTATCACAAACATCACAAACTATTCGTCTGCTGGTGCAACTTTCTCTGTTACTACAACAGCAATAGATGCAACCAATCTTGACTATTTGATTAGTTTCTGTGGTCAACCAGTTGAAGCCGGTCTTTCCTGTGCAACAATTACTGAATTGGGTCTTACTGTTCCTGAAAAAGATCGTTACACATTCCATCCAATCGAAGGTGATGCTCAACTCAATGATGGTAATTTCTATGTGTTTGGTGCTCCTATTTCCCGTTCCTTGAATGCAAGTGAATATCAATTATTCCTCAATGAGCAATTCAACTGGAAATGCGGTGCATTTGAAAACGTTGAACCACGTTTGGACGTTCTTAATAATGATGTTCGTGCTGGTTTGATTGTTATCAATGAAGCAAAAACAGCACAATTGGAAGATTACAGTGGTTATTACCTTGCTGTTAATGATAACTTGAATGTTAACCCTGCAACTGATTTTGATAATCTTTCTGCAATTAGCAGCTATTATCAAGAAGTATGTCCCGGTGTTTCTGGTGAATGGATTCCGTTGCCAGAAGAACGTTGGAATTTCCAAGTATCTGCTACCTTTGATGCAAGAGCAGGTTCAATCGGTGAAATAGTTGAACAATCCGCAGGTATTGATTTTGGTCAACCAAAATACAATGATTCTCTTGTGATTTCCTTGTTCAAATTGACACCAACTCGTTTGACTGAAACAATTAATAAATTAGATCAACGTCTTGTTGAGAAATTTGTTGGTTCATTGAATGTTGATAAGAAAATCAATGATTCTTACGGTGGCCCACCACGTTCAGCTTTCCTCGAAAATGCAGTAAACAACGGAAGCAATTATTTGAAAGTATTGGTTAACCCATATCTTTCCAAGAATAACTGTTGGACAGATGCTACAGGAAATCCACAAAAAACCGTTCGTATGTTCCGCCAAAAAACATCAGGAGTATTTGATAACTTTGATGCACAAGCTCAACTTCAAGCATATAGTGATAATCTATTTGGTGTAGGTTCATACAATGGATATTGCCGTGATGCTCTTTATGAGCTTTGCCAAAAGAAAGACATTGGAAACCTTCCTGCTAAATTGGAACGTGCATTGAGAAATGTTGAAAATTCGTTGGAATTCCCAATTGATTTGACCATCGATGCTGGTTTATCCACAATTTGGGCAACCCGTCAAGCAGTAACCGAAGATCATTGCATAACTTCACCATCTATTTGTTATCACTATGATGACACATATTTTGTGAATACAGATTCTTTGAGTCCATTTGATGGAACTTCTATGAATTCCGCAATTGGTGATGCATGGGAAGTTATCTATAATATTTTCGATTCGTTTGCTCGCTTTACTCGTAAATCAGCAGGAGGAACAGAACACTTTCACATTCAAGACCCATTACGTCAAATTTTCGTAAATGGTCGTGATTACAAAGTTGTTCAACGTCAAAAACAAGTAACACTTGATCCTGCTACTGGTCAACCTTCCGAAAAATATACTACATTTAGTCGTAATATTTGGGCTTATCTTCGTAATTTGACACAAAGTGCAAACTCTGCATTCTCTCAAACACATGGTAACTGGATTAAAGATTATGATTCAAATACCGATCAATATTGCTGGTATGGTCCTTCTGGACATAAAGCAGCATTGTTTGCTCGTAATGATTCTGCAAAATATCCTTGGAGTCCAGCATTCGGTCTTACCAATGGTCAAATTCCAAATATCGTTGATTTGGCAATCAATCCAAACCAACGTGAACGTGACCTTATGGCAAGAGTCGGTGTTAACCCAATCGTTCGCTTTCCAGAGGGTAACGTAGTGTTTAACAGTCTTACCTTCCTCAAAGAAAACTCTGCTCTCAGAGAAGACTATATCGTTCGTGGATTGATCTGGCTTGCCAAGTCAATGCAAACAACTCTTCGCTATTACATTGGTATTCCAAATACCGTTGTAACTCGCACAAGAGTTTCAAATGATCTTCGTCCTCTCCTTGAATTCATGAAAAATAATTCAGGTGTGTATGATTACAAAATCGTTTGTAACGAACTTAATAACACTCGCGACACTATTGATCGTGGTATTCTTAATGTTGCAGTTTATGTTC